TTATTCGAATAAATCCAGATTCTGGTCTAAATGGAATTTAAGCTTTTCTTCACCATTTACGATACTGCGAATTGTTCTGATAGTCACGCCAAATTTACGGGCGATTTTAGAGCGGCTTTCTTTCCTTGCAGCCATTTCACGGATGGTTCTATTACGCATTGCAATCGTGATTGTTGTCGCCATAGGCACTTCTATTGAATTGTTCCCTAGATGCTCTGAGAGCAGCTGTAGCTTTGAATAACCGATGATCTGTGAAAGCTCATGATGAATGCCTAAAGCGTGCTTATGGGGTACAAAAACTAAGATGCCACCATAGCTCTCAATAAGACTCAAAGCTGGTTTTATGCCGATAAGCTTCGCCACAAATGCAAAGTTTTTTGGCATAAGTGCAATGAGTTCTTCATCAGAAAATAATTGTTGTGCATCAGTGATGTGAGGACGATAAACCATAATTGCTCCCGCTGTTATCCCATGTTAAGATTTAGCAGTCTTATGATTTATCTCCTCTTGCTTTCGTCGGTGGGTGGAATCTAAAACCTCAGTGTTGGCGCACTGGGGTTTTTACTTTCTTATTGTTCTATTCTTTCAATGCCGCAACGTTTGCACCATTGTCGTAAGTGAGTAATGATCATGTCTGCATGGTGACTGCTCATAAATTGCAATGCACTCACACCAACTTTGTTCTCTACAAATTTTGCTAAAGCTTTTTCATCTTTATTTCTAACTTGTCCAGCTGCATGTAGTTGCAACCATAAATGACGAATCAATTTGCTTTGGGCATCACTTGCTAAGTTTTTAACGCCAGATTTATTTTTTGATTCAACTTCAAAGCCAAGTTGTTTGAAGCGATCCAGCACAGCTTCAAGCTGTGCTAGGTTCAAATCTTTTGAACTGGATTTACCAGTAGTGCTGTTAAGAATGTCTCGGTAAAGCTCATCATCTAAACCAAGTTTTGTTTTGCCCACATGGATTAGCTTGATCAGATTAGCTTTCTTATTGAATTTCATAGCAACACTCCAGAGCGGATAATTGCTTCAATTAGACCCAATAGGCCAAAAATGGCGATAAGAATGGCAATACCAGCTTTTAAAGTGTAGGCACGTTTTTCAAAGATAGTTAAACCAATACTATTGCGCGATAACCACGCCAATTTAGCTTCTTTAAAGCAGCTTGCTATACCGATGAAGAAAACAAGGAAATAAGCAATTATTAGCATTGTGGTTTCTCCATTGGAATTTGAAGCGAAAATACCAGATGCCATATCTCAAGAACTGCTTTCTGCATTAATTGTTTATCATCGCCTTCATAGCAAAATGAATTAACAAACGTTCCAAAAGTAGGTTCTAGAAAACTGTTCTTCTTAGCCCATTCAAAATATGCATTCGCTACTTGAATTGACTTAACTTGAAAAGCAAAAGTTGCTTTTTTGTGGTGCTGCTCAGCACGACGTTCTAAGATTATCTGTGCCTCACTATCTGACAGCCTCATTGTTTTCATGTAGGTGCTCCCAACTTTTCGTATTGTTTGCCGCCATTCATTGCTTGATTAAGTTTTGCTGATTTCCCAGATTGTTTGCCCGCATGATAATCATTAGCTGCTCTTTCATTAAATGCTTTGCCTTTGTTGCGGTCTTTAGGTGTGAATGAACCAAGTTTCCCGTGAGCTTTATCCATGTGTTTTTTTATACGTTCATTTGTATTTTTAGGTACTTCAATATCTAAGTCGGTAATTAAATGCTTAACTGAGTCTACCCAGCCTTCACAAAATAAATCTGCACGACGTACCTTGTTTTTTTTGACCGTTACACGTTTTAAGGTGTTTTCAATAAAGCTTTTTCTTGAACGAATCACTTGGCGATATAAGACATCGAAAGTATAAGATGCAACTTCTGGCGCTGGATCGACACCAATAAATGTCCATGAAGCTTTAATACCCCAAGTACTGCTACCAGAACTAAAAATAGGTTTGCATTGCATGGCTCTAGCTATAGTCATAACTAAGCTTGCTTCCCACGCTTGAGGAACCTTTGTTGCTTTACTTTCGCAACTAGCCTCAACAATATCGAGTAGATCAGGATCAATCTGAAATTCACGCATTAAAGACTGTGCTTGACGTAGAGCAATTGCTGCTTCATTTTCATTAGCTGATTTAGCCAATGCTAAACATTTTTTGATTTTTAGAATTGCTTCTTCGCGGTTCATGCTCATTATGTTGTCTCCTTAATACTTTCAATCACTTCAGGTGGTAACTTCTCTAAATCTTCGATGCTGATCATTATGTTCTCGCTGCTCATCAGTACTGGATCACGACATCCAGCAGACACAGGCACGAATGCCCGTGTTTCGCTTATGCAACTAGGGTGTTCAAAGCCATATCAATGGCACGTTGTTGAACCGTGTCTCGTGCAACTCTTTGATTGTTACTGTCGAGTACGTGGTACTCGAAATAACCGCAAAGGTTGAACTTCCGAACGACTCTTAAACCTTTCTTTTCAAGAGCATCTAAGTGATTTACTTTTGTTGCCATTACTTAACAGCCTCTTTAAGTGCTTTACCTGCTTTGAATGAAGGCACTTTTGCCGCTGCAATTTGTAGCTCTTCACCAGTTTTAGGGTTGCGGCCAGTACGCGCAGCGCGTTCTTTTACTGAAAACGTTCCAAAGCCGATTAATGCAACGTCATCCCCAGCAGCAAGTGCTTTAGTAACGCCACTTTCAAAGGCATTAAGAGCAGCTGTAGCTTGTGCTTGAGTAAGAGAAGCAGTTGAAGCGATGTGTTTGATAAGTTCTGACTTGTTCATGTTTTAAAGTTCCTGTTTTAAGAAATAGATGCGATGTCTAGAGATAGCGGTAAGTAACCACCCGTTGCGTCATCACGGGTGTAAAAACGTAAGTAGGCTTTACTGCCAATAATGTTGATGCTGTCTGAAATGGCTTGCATTGCTTGCTTCCATTTCGGGTGGTTGATTTCAATGCGTTTCAATCCGAGTACTTTGGTAGTGCTGATGTCTCCCTTTTTGTCCACGTGGAATGCGTTATTAATGATGACCTTGATTTCGTCACGGCTGCCTTCAGTCCATTCTTCAAGGCACTCATCAATGAGTTGTTTTGCAGCCTGCAAACGTTCATCAAAGCTGATGTTTTCCGCGATATTGCGTTGGATTTTTAAACGTCCGTCATAGCTCATGAGCGTTACGTTGCCTTTATTGCCACCAACTTTTGCACCGTATTGATCGGTAGAAATTTGGATAAAGCTGGCAATATCAGCAAAGCCTTCGATTTTGAAATCTTTTAAAAGTTCATGGATTTCTTTTGCTTTCTCATGAAGTTTGCGAACTGTTTGATCACGCAATTTGTCAATTTCTTTGACATTGGCTTCTGGTACAAATGCACCTGATGCGTTTTCCCAATAACCTTCTGGAATAGGCTTATTCATGTGTTGCTCCTTGTTCTGATTCAATTTCCGCAGCCTTGAGGCGTTGGTAACACTGTTCTAAAGATTCATCTGGCTGCTTGTTCTGAGCGACATGCGCCATAAGTTGTTCCTTGGGGATGTTCTTCAGCCCGCGCTCAGGCTGCTTCTTATTCATTTGTGTAAAGCCAAGCATTTCGGTAACGCTTAGATTTGGGCGTGTATGCTTTTGGCGTTCATGTTCAGCTTGTTCAGCAGCACGTTCTTCTTCAGTTTTCGCTCGAGGTGCAGCAGCTGCTCGGCGTTCTGTTGGTGCTGGTGCATTTTCTGGTTTGAATGAACTGATCACTTCATACAGATAGCCATGGTTTTTTAATGGCAGTTGCAATTTGCCTTGGTCACGACGTTCAAGCATTGTGTTGATTGCCCAGATCCATGCTGCTTTAGGAGCTGGATAACTGTGGTGACCACGATTGATTTGCTGCGCATTAATATCCGCAGCAATTTCGCCAAGTAACTTAGCTGTACGCTCAAAAGTAAGTTCACGATTTTGAGAACGGAACATCCCCAAATACTTGACCAGTGGCGTAGCTAAATCACCAACCAGATTTAGTGAAGCAACAAACGCTTTGCTGGCTTCACCATGCCCTAATAGGGCATCTAGGCTGTTGGTTGCTCCGCAAGCTGGGCATCTAGTTCTCATTCAATGGCTCCCAACAAGTCGCAATAAAGCGTTGTGGATTGCTTTGATAATTAAGCAAGCACAGTCTTCGCCAGAGTCACCTTGTAAGGCTTCTTGGTACAGTTCAAAGAATTCTGGATCATCAGAAATTTTCTGAAGCTGTTCCCATGTAAGTTCATTGGGAATAACTGCATGCTTGTTATCAACTAACTTGTTTAAGTCTTTTTTGAAGTTTTCGCGCTTTTGATTAGGGTTCATAGACCACCTCGAAAATGCTTAGATTTGCTTTCAACTGCTGTTTGACAGTCAATGCAAAGCTTTACGTTGCCTAGAGCGCGACGACGCTCTGGAATTTCTGCACCGCAGTCATCACATTCATAGTTGCTGACTTGGTCAAAGTGTTTAATGTTGGCAAGTGCATGGTCTAAATCCTGTTCAGACAAAGTGCTTGCTACGTCTGCAAAATCAGCCATTGCAACCTCCTAATACCGCCATCACTACAGCGATTGCTGCGAACCAAACTAAAAAGTTCACAATCAGTAAATTTCTTAAATTAAATTTCATGGCCTAAACCCCCATCACGATGTCGCGTGTGATAACGTCCTCGCCAATTTCCGCTGCGAGGTTCATTGAACTGGTAATTAAGTTGCCAATGGCAAGTGGATATAAAAGTGAGCGTGTGGTTTTGCCAGCGCTATTGATATGAGTTAAGCGGTCTGCAATTGCTTGGATGCCATCTTCAGTGATGATCGACTCCAGCTTTTTATCGACGCTTTTTACGCGGTGTTGTAAGTACTCAACTAAAGTAGTATTAGATAAAGGCTCAAGCGTTACGCTCTCACAGCGCTGTACTACTTCACGAACTGCGGGGTTACGCTCACTTAATTTGTTGGCAAGTTCAGGCTGACCAATTAATACAATCCCAATCAATTTTTTGTAGCCATCTTCTAATTCAAAGAAACGCTTTAATTGTTTAAGAGTGGCAATTGGTGTGCTGTGTGCTTCTTCAATTATCAATAAATGGCTATAACCAGCTTCGCTTGAATTTTTTAAAATCGTATGGACTTGGCGAAAACGACCCTCGGCAGATATGCGTGGTTTTTCTTGACCAGCACTGACCGTATTAATAATTGCTTCAGCAATATGGCTTGATTTAAGCGTCTTACCTTTAATGTCGTTATCTTCAGTTGCAATGACATATGGTTCGATAACCAAAATTGGTAATTTTTCACGACGAATACGGTCTTGAAGGTCGCGTCGTAAAGTCGATTTACCTGAACCTGACTCACCTGAAATTGCAATGAATCCGCCATGTTTAGCTGTCTGATACAACGCTTGACGCACATAGTTGATGTCGCTATTCAAGAATAGTTCTTCAACTGCACGAACTTCATTTGTGAAAGGGTTATCAAACAAGCCAAAATGTTTTTTAGCTTGTTGAGTCAACGACTGTTTTGCGAGCAACATGGCTTGTTCGTCCTCATTTAAAAGTTCATTAATTTGTTTGTTTCCGTGCCGTGCTACTAAAGCGCGATACACGTGATCAAGTTCTCTTTCACTTGCTGCTTCAGAGCCAAGTCTTTCGAGAAGTGTTTTTTGTGGTGGTGCATCAAACATTTCGTTGAATGCGTTGTCGATTTCTAACTCGCTAATCTTTGCGTTGACCAAGAACTCTCTAAAACGGGCTTTCACAAAATCAGTATTCTTCTTCGGCCATCTCAGGCAGTTGATGATGATGTTGATCGATGACGGGCTTAGCTGTACGTAACGAGCTAAGTCGGCTTGTATAATTCCGTTGTCTAAAATTAGATCCTTGAGTTTTGTCGAGCAGTCTTGTTGTTTCATGGTTGCTCCTTAACCAACAACACGGAGTTGTGGTCGTTGTTGTGGAAGTTCTTGTTCAGCCTTGATTGCTTCAGCAATTTCACGTACTGCATCGGCAGGGACTAAACCATCTGGATAAGATTTTTTGAGGGCTTTGTAGTGATCTGTGGTCCACAGGTCACCGATTAAGCCTCGGATTTCTTTTGCAGCTTCTACTGCTGAAATTGGTGCAGATTCACGACGTTGTTTTGGTGTAGTGACTTGCTCACCAGCACGCTTGATGTAGGTCGGAACTTCAACCGCAGCAACATCGGCCATAGCATTGAGCTGACCTTCATAGGCTGGCTTTTTCTTCGCAATGGCTTTATCAACTTGCTCAAGTGTGTCAGCGCCATAAGCGTTCTTGAGGATGCGTTTGCGGTTTTCATCAATTGCGCTCTGTGGCATTGCTTTGATTTCTTCACCGATTACAGCTGCATCATTTCCAAAACCAACCCAATCAACCTGCAACGGTTCACATGTGAAAATGACTTCATTGCCGTGCTGATCTTTGGTCAATACATCGATGCATGGCGCACGGTATGGATTCACCACAATCTGCAACTTAGCTTTCGGGTAAACCCCATCAACATGACGAACGTCATAGTCTTGTGAGCCATAGCCTTGAATTGCATGACTAACCGTAAGATTGGCTTTAACTGTTTTTTCAACTGGTACTGTGCTGATAAGTTCTCGGCATAATTCCATTGGCGGAGCAATGCGTAATTGTTCAGGCTTAATGGTTTGCCATACTGCATTACGGCTGCGCTTAGTACGGCTATGAATTTTGGTTTCATTCCAAAACATGCGCCAATCCGCTGCTTTTGCATTTAACTCTTGAATGTTGTTGATCTGCATGAAACGCAGACGGCCTTCAAACTGTGTTTCAACAATATTTTGAGCGTTTTCAACTTGGCCTTTTGCTTGTGAATTACCAGTCGCATGGGGTATGAAAGTTACATCTAGGCGCTCAAGTAAGTTCCTGAATAATCCACTAGTGTTTGCACAACCTTTGTCTGTGTAGAGGATGTTTGGAACACCGTGCATTGGTTCTTGAGCAGAGCGTTTTTGAATGCCGTTTAAGAAAATCTCAATTAAGTTTTCAGAGCTTTCACTTCCGTACACGTACTCGACATAAATTGAGCCTGAGAAGTGGTCGGTCATGACATAACGAATCACACGGTCATTTTCGATTTTCTTTACATTTGCTGGCTTGTTCTTGTAGAACTTTTTCTCATCCATCACTTGCATACCGCCTTTAGGCAGGTAGAACAAAACACAGATAGAAGCATCGACTTGCCAAACGTGGTTGGGGTGTAGCGATTTTTGCTGTGTATGTGCCGATGGTGTAGCCAGTTGTTTTGGGTGGCACATGTTTTGTTTCATGACACGCGCAACTGTAGCTGCTGACACCTTTGGTGCTTTACCGTCAGCGATAAGCATTTCCAGTGCAGTAGTCATCGGCAATGTCTTTTTACCGTTGGCACGTGTTGCTACATGCACCATACCGCCGACCATTTCAGCAACTTCAGTCGGCACAACTGTTTTACCTTTATCAGAGCGCTGTTTGCGTTCAGATTTAAAACCTACTTTTTCAAGTTCACGGTAAAGTTGCGGTTTGCTAAGACTTAAAAAGTCACATGCAGTTTTTACAATCGCAGCTTTCCCACCAAACTCGGCAGCTGCAAGTTTGGCTGCAATTTCGCGCAAGTAATCTTGTTTTGCTAAGTTTGGATTTGTCATGATTACTGCTCCACGTTTGTTGCATCAAATGCAGCAGCGTCTTGATCCGCAGGTAACCATGCTGGGTTTACCATCGTTTCAAAATCAATTTGAATTCCTAGCTCAACACTAGTTTGTGCAATCTGTTGAAATGCGCTGACAACGAGGGCTTCAAGTTGCTCTTGGATGTTGTAAAGGCCATGCTCGTTGATGGTGTCTAAAACTGAGTTGACCGTATTTTTAAAACGCACTGTGTCGTTGTGCATTGTTAAACATGCGGTGTTGGCTTCTTCTAAAGCTTTAGCTGCAATTAGTTGCTCTTCAGATTCAGCACGTTTTTTGATTTGAACTGGACTCTGAAGCTTTGTGATTTTTGCATCTAGCTCATTAAGTTTTTCATCTTTCTTTTTAAGCAAAAGGTCAGCTGCATCTTTATCGGCCTTGGCATCACGTAGAGCTTGCTTGAGTTCACGTGTAGACATGGTGTCAATACTGTCTAATGAAACAGCGCCAATGCTGCCGCCTTGTTCAATAAAATCTAAGTCGTCATCATCTAACACAACTAGTTCTAAAAGTTTTGTTTGAGTTTTTGCTGCTTGTAAAACGGAATTCGAATTCCGATTTGCAAATTTCAAAACGGCTGACATGAACTTTCTTGCCATACGAGGGCTTAAGCCTAATATTTCAATACGCTTTTCAAATTCGCCATGTGCAGTCATTTCTTTAAGGATTAATAAGCGTTTGCCTAATTCCATGCATGCTTCAACTGTACGCATTTGATAAAAGCGAATTTCATCTTCTAATGCACCAACAGTTAATGCACCGTCATAACCAAGTTGAGTTGCAAGCCCCGCTACTGATTGCGTGTGTTGCTGTATTAAGTCGACTTCAGTGATTACTTCATTGCTCATAACGAACCCTTATTAAAACTGTGTATTTAGACGTTGCTTGTATTCATCAATACGAGCTTGAACACGTTCACATTCTTCTTTGCATGCCATACCAAACCGAACTGCTTTCATGCTTGGCGCATAGTTACCGTTGTCACGTTTTTCTGCCCAGCCATTTGCTTCGAGCGTTTGTAATGCACGTGTAATAAACACAGGTGTTTCATTTAGGCTTTCAGAAAGTTGTTTGTTGCTAACGCCAGCAATGTAGTGACCACGCAATGCGAATAAGACTGTTAAAACTTTTGCTGCTGATTTATTTGGTGATGTCATAGTGATCACCAGTCATGTTGTATTTAAGAGAAATAAGTTCTTGACGAAGAATCTCGTTGTCTTGCTCAGCAAAGTACCAACCAACAAAAGCGAAGATTGATAGTGCAAATATGAGCTTACTTATCAGAGGGATATGGTCATTCATGCTACTTTTTTCCTAATTTCGTACAAAAAGGGGTTAAAAAAGGGATAAAAAGCAGTTAATCTATGACACAGTCTCTGGTTTTGCTTTTAGTCCAAGTAACACAGCAATCTCATGACCTTTGCCATAAAGACCTTTACGTGATCCGTTCATCACTTTGTAAACGTCGCTAGGTTCGAGATTGTTTTCTAGAGCAACTTGTTTAAGGGTTTTGCCTTGAGCGCGAAGGTTTTGTTTGACCTGCTCAGGTGTGAGTGCTTCTGAATTAGATGTCATTTACGATCTCCTTACAAGGTAAATATAGTGCATATATGCACCCTATTGACCTGATATTAGTTCATATATAACCCTATTTCAACTTATTTAAGGCCTTTTTATGCACAATTTTGTTTCTGATCGGTTTAAATCCGAGCGAAAGAGGTTAAACCTGAGCCAAGAAGGGTTAGGAAATTTAATTGAAGTAAGTGAATCAACTGTTAAGAGATGGGAAAATGGGGCTTCAATCCCTAGTGATAAGCTCATTCTGTGTGCACAGCATGGTTTTGATATTACTTATGTTCTTTTAGGTGATAAGAATGTTGAAGAAACAAGTAAATCTGATGATTTGTTTTGTGGGGAATTTGCTTTAGTAAATGTTTATGATGTTGCGGTTTCTGCTGGTGACGGAGCGGTTTGCTTTGGTGCAGCTGAGCCTGTTAGCCGATTAGCATTTAGAAAAGATTGGTTATCAAGACATGGGCTTTATGCAAAAGACTTAGCTATCGTCTATGCTAAAGGTGACTCCATGGAACCAACTATTCATGATAAAGAGCCTTTATTAGTTAATACTAGTGACAAGGAATTAACGGATGGCTTTATTTACGTTGTGAGAAATCAAGAGAACTTCTGGGTTAAACGTGTGCAACGTCAGTTTAATGAGTTGTTATTGTTGTCAGATAATGAAAAGTATCTACCAATGAAACTCGATTTAAATGAAGCTACAGATGTTGAAATTGTGGGCAGATGGATACCACCAAGTCGCGGGACTTTTTATTAATGAAAAAATTAATTTTAGTAGTTGGCCTACTTACTTTAGCAGGGTGTTCTAAAGAGCCAGTTGCCGAAAAATCAAGTGACTCAGAGCAGTATGTGTCAGGTGTTACTTCACAGCAAGAAGCAGCTTACGCTGAAGAACAGGCTAATTCCACACCAGAAAAAAAAGAGCTTACACCTGATGAAGCTAAGAATTTTGCTGTTCAACTATTGAAAAAAATTAATGAAGATGAAAAGTTTATTCTTGACGCATATGAATTAAAAGAAAAAGATACTCTTGAAAAATATGTGATGAATGATTGGAATGAGTATGTTCAAAAACCATTTAGTGGTGTGGAAGAAAAAATGGGGATTGGTCATGCTTATTTCCCTAGCTCAACAGTAATGTATCCATATACGTCATGTGATACAGCATTCACAGATTTAAATTTGTATGCGAATGCTCTATATCAACAAGTACGTGAAGATACAGCAACTATGCGTAAAATTGTCCGTCAAGAAGAAGCTGATTATTTGAAATCAAAGGCAAAATGTGAAGCACGTGTGAAATTAACTTACGAGCAAGCCTTGGCCGCAGATGAGGCAGAATAAACTGAGCGGAAGCATTTCCGCCTGATAAAAAAATAGTTCAGATAGCAACATAGCCTCATCATTTGATGAGGTTTTTTGTTGTGGCTAAAACATTCCAAGATGCTCTAAAACGAGTGCTTCAGCATGAAGGCGGTTATGTTGATCATCCTTCAGACCCAGGCGGTGAAACCAATTACGGCATTACAAAAAGTGTTGCACGACAATATGGCTTTAAAGGCTCAATGAAAGTTATTCCGATGGATATTGTTGAGAGGATTTATAAGGACCAATATTGGAATGCAATGAGCTGTGACAGTTTCCCATTTTCTATAGCTTTCCAGCTTTTTGATGCGGCAGTAAATCATGGCTTGCTTAATGCTCGGAAACTCTTACAACGTGCTGTTGGTGTAAAAGACGATGGTATTGTGGGTGCCTTAACTTTAGCGGCAGTTCGTAAGATACCTCAACTTACCTTAATTAGTTTATTCAATTCCAAACGCCTTGAATTTTATTCAAAGATTTCAACTGTCAAAGTATTTGGTGGCGGCTGGATGGCGCGGGTTGCTGTAAATCTTAAATATGCTGCGGAGGATGTGGCATGAGTCAATGGAAGCGAATTTTCCGACGTAAGTTAGCCAAAGTTCAAAATGGGTTGGTAAATCAAAATAAACCTGTTGATCCACAAGATATTCAAGGTGTTGCAGTAAAGCTCAAAAAGCGCTGGATTGTAGAAAATTGGCGAAGTGGCTGGCTATGGTTATCGAACTGGTTCATTGCATTAATTGGATTTGTTCAAGTTTATGGAGTTCCAGCAGAGTTGATCCAATTGCTGCCAATGGCAACCCAACAACGTGTAACAGCTGCCTTGGCAATTTTAGCTTTCATTGGTCGTTTTATTGATCAAAACCGAGCTAAGCCTTTGCCACCAGTTGACGAGGACAATTAATGCAAATCAACCCCGCAACTGTGTTAGCTCTGGTTTCGTTTCTTTGTAACTTTGGGCTTGGTGTTTATATCTTTGTTTCAAATCGCCAAGCCGCCAAAGACAAAGAGTTGCAAGAAACTAAAGAGCGTTTGACTCAAGTAGAAGAACGCATTCGTAACATGCCTGATCACCAAGTGATCTATCAAATGTCTGGTGATATGAAAGCCTTAAAAGAGTCTGTTGCGGGGTTGAAAGAACTTATCTCCCCCTTAGCAAAGGCGGTAGATCGTGTGAATGATTACTTATTGCATAACAAGGATTAAATATGAGCTTCGCCAATCATTTAAAAGAAGACATGCGTTTGGTGGTATTGCGCCTTTTACATGAATTACCACAGTACCGTTCTAACTCGTCAGTGCTTGTTGCTGGTCTAGATCGTTACGGTCATAGCTTTAGTCGGGATCAAGTTAAGACAGAATTACACTGGCTTGCCGATCAGGGCTTAGTTGTACTTGAAGATGATCTTGGTTCTGTGTTGGTTGTTAAATTGACCGAGCGTGGAATGGATGTCGCTACTGGACGCATTTCAACACATGGTGTTAAACGTCCTTCTGCATAGGAGCAAATATGTCAAAGTCTTTTATGCATAAGTTGTCGGATGAGCAGCGCGCATTTGTAGAAAAATTACTGCGTGAAGACCGACTGACATTGAATGAAATGCTTGATGAGATTCGAGCTGAATTTCCAGCTGATTCTATTCCAAGCCGTTCTGCATTAGGTCGTGAAAAGAAAAACTGGGCTGAAGAAGCCAAAGCCATGCGCGAAATTGCAGCTGCCTCAGAAGTCTTGGTTAAAGAGTTTGGTGAAGACCCCGACGATAAAGGCGGTATTTTGTTGGCTCAAGCTGTACAGGCTATTGTGACCAAGAAAGCGCTGGATGAGCTGACCAATACAGGTGATGACCCTGAAAAGCCAAAAATGGATATTGATGCTGTTGGTGCTTTGGCTCGTGCTGCCCGTGCAGCAATGATGACCAAGGAAAAGGCAATGGATAACCGTGATGAAGTACGTCGTCAAGCACGTGAAGAGCTGCTGAAAGAACAAGATGAAAACCTCAAAAAAGCTGCTGCATCTCAAGGTATGGGTGAAGAGCAAATTCAATTTTGGCGTGAAAAAGTATTGGGTATTAAATAATGACTGCACCAAAACCTCGGCAAGATACAGTACGGGTTATTGATTGGGATGAGCTTCCTGAACGTGCCCGAAATCTGCCTAATAATCTGAACCCTTTCGAGGAAGGTGTTTTGATGAAACACCAAGTTGAATGGCTGAAGATTAAGACAGACATTAAGGCCTGTCCTAAAGGACGTCGAACTGGTATTACTTTTGCCGAAAGTTTTGATGCAGTATTTACAGCAGCCGCAAGTAAAGAAGCTGGCGGTATGAGTGTTTACTATATTGGGGATACCAAAGAAAAAGGTCTTGAGTTTATTGGCTACTGTGCAAAGTTTTCACGTGTAATTGCTGAAGCTCAGGGACAGATTGTTCAGATAGAAGAATTTCTGTTTGAAGATCAAAATGAAAAAGGTGAAACGCGCCAGATAACGGCATACCGCATCCGTTATGCCAGCGGCTTTCAGATTGTTGCCTTGTCTAGCCGTCCCGAAAATATTCGTGGTTTGCAAGGTAAAGTCGTCATTGATGAAGCTGCTTTCCACCCGAACGTTCAAGGCGTGATGGAAGCTGCAACTGCGCTTTTGATTTGGGGTGGCCGTATCTCGGTCATTAGCTCGCACAATGGCAAGAACAACCCATTCAATCAATTTGTCAAAGATATTGAAAATGGTGTGTTTGGTGAAGATGCAGCCGTGCATGTGGTGACTTTTGATGATGCTGTGGCTAATGGCTTATATGAGCGTGTGTGCTTTATGCAAGGCAAAGAAGCCACACTTGAAGGTAAGAAAAAATGGTACACCAAAATTCGTAAAGCTTATGGTAGCCGTAAGGCAGCCATGCGTGAAGAATTAGATGCAATCCCTCGTGATGGTTCATCTGTATGTTTACCGACCTTGTGGGTAGAGCGTGCGATGACAGAAGTCAGGACAGTATTACGCCTGCAATTGGGTGACGATTTTACGGAACTGACACCAGACGAACGTGACGCATATATTGATGACTGGATTCAGCGTTATTTAGAACCTGAATTGCAGAAGCTTGATAAAACTAAACAGCATTGCGCTGGGCAAGACTACGCACGACACCGAGACTTTAGTTTTATTTTGCCATTCTATATAGCTCAAGATTTACGTCGGATTGCGCCTTTTGTCATTGAGATGCATAAAGTGCCTTCACGACTTCAGCAGAAAATTCTTTGGTATATGCTTGATCGATTACCACGCTTTGGCGGAATTGCAATGGATGCTACAGGAAACGGTGAAACCATTGCTGAGAATACTGCCGAGAAATATGGCGCGCATATGGTGCATCAAATCAAATTAAGTCGAGCTTGGTATGGCTTATGGACACCTAAGCTGGTCACTGCTTTTGAAGAAGATATGATTGATTTACCAATCGATGCTGACTTGAAAAATGACTGCTCAGCAATTGAAGAAGTAGACGGCATCTACATGGTTTCAAAAGCGCGTGCCAAGGATATTAAAGATCCTGAACTTTATCGCCATGGTGATGGTGCTGTTGCGATGATTCTAGGGTGGTTTGCTAGTTTGCATCTAGCAACTGCTATTGAATTTACCCCATTGCCTTCAAAAGAGGAAATGGAGCTAAATTCCGATGATTATGATGATTGGTCTGGTTCTATTGGGTGGTTTTAGGAAATTAGAATGATGATTAAAAGTAAAAAATTGGGATCAAACTAAAATTTAGTGCTGATAACTGTTCTTGTCCACAATGTAATGACTAAATGAATAGGAACCATCTTTATCATTTTTGAAAAGTAACTTTAGTGATTGCATTTGAGTTAAATCATTTAGATCAGTGTAATTAATCAATAAATATACAACAGCATATTCATTTTCAAAATTTAAGTGAGTACTTTCAGTGATTAAATAAAAATCTCGCTGGTCTTCAAAATTATTATTAATAAATCCAAATGAAGTATCTCCAGCAGGGATTTGACCGACTAAACTATCTTCAAAACTTAAAAGAAGGAAAAGCTGCCTGCAAATTGCTCGACTATTGCTTAAAGAGAGACTTAAATTGAAAAAAAATGAATCATCTGAATTAATTATAAATCCGCTAAAACTTTTGAAATGAAAAAATGGTTGGGAAAGTAATAAAGATTGTCTTTTTTGCTCAAGTCTTTCTTGAGTATTGTTTTGGATTTCAACACTTTGTTGTTTGTAACCTAGTAAAATGAAGAAAAATGCTAATGGTGCAAATACTCCAGCCAAGAAATCACCAAATTCGTTTGAAGGAAGTGGTTTATTTTCCCCATCACTTAAATAAAAATTAACCGTGTAAAAAAAAATAATTAACAAGTAAATAAAAATTGCCCAAAAGATCCAAGTCTTAAAAAAAGGTCTTTTCAAAGGTGATTGATTTTGCACGGAAGTATTTCCCCCTGATTATCAAGTTCTAATTTTTTAATAATTTAAAACGAGGTGACGACTCTTGCGGGAACAAGAATCGCCCCCTTTGGTAAAAGTGCTACCGCAGGCTTAGCCTCGTTACTGTGCACACAGTTATTGCAGGCTATCAAAAATGAAAAAGTTTTGCAGTAGGTGAAATAATGAAAACCAAGCCAATTGTTCCTTGGATGGGTGGTAAGCGTCGTCTGGTGTCGCAACTGATTGAAAAAATGCCAGAACACCAATGTTATGTAGAATTATTTGCTGGTGGTGCAGCACTATTTTTCATGCGTGAAGAACAATCAAAAGTTGAAGTGATTAACGATTTAAATGGTGAGCTGGTGAACTTATATCGAGTTGTGCAGCATCACCTTGAAGAGTTTGTCCGTCAATTTAAATGGGCGCTGGTCAGTCGCCAGATGTTTGAATGGCTTAAATCTGCAAGTGTTGAAATGATGACTGATATTCAACGTGCGGCTCGTTTCTACTATTTGCAACACACGGCATTTGGAGCCAAGGTGTCTGGTCAAACTTTTGGTACAGCAACCACAGCTCGACCAGTGAATTTACTCCGAATCGAAGAACAATTGAGTGAAGCGCATTTGCGTCTCTCCGGAGTGACAGTTGAGCATTTAACTTGGGATGCATGTCTATTGAAGTATGACCGTCCTCATAGTTTTATGTATGCCGATCCACCGTATTGGAAATTAGCTGGCTACGGTGTAGGTTTTGGTTTGGATCAATATGAAAAAATGGCTGAGCTAATGAAGACCTGTAAAAGTAAAGTCATGCTATCGATAAATGATCATGAAGACATGCGTGCCACATTTGATGGGCTGAATATTTCAACCACAAAAATTAAATATTCAGTGGGTAATTCTGGCTCAGGTCGTGATGAAAAACAGGAACTCATCATCACCAATTACTGAAGCATGGTGTTTATAGATTTATAAATCTTTATAAACGCTCTTTACGGCATTTGTTTTGTATTTTGCTGCAATGATCCGTAAAACAGAATAAGTCGCTTAAATCGCAAATGAGCGTATGAAATTGGGCGGAAGCATTTCCGCCTGATTTTAAGCCCGCTAAAATTTCACAATGGTGCAGAATCCTCAAATTGTATTTGCATCTATCATGGCTAAAAAAGACCGCACTTCTAAAAAACAAGATCGTACTGCACTTGAAACAAATCAGACTGCTGAAATTGCATGGCTCACCAATCAGGCCCAAGAACATCCTGTTGTTGGAATGACGCCACAGCAGTTATATCGCTTACTTACCGACGCTGAACAAGGCAACCTACAAGCTCAAGCTGACCTGTTTGCAGATATGGAAGAACGCGATGGTCATATCTTTAGTGAGATGGATAAGCGCAAGAAAGGCATTAACGGCCTAGATTGGGGTGTTAATCCACCAAAAAATGCATCTGAGCAAGAAAAGAAAATTGCTGAAGAAGTTCGTGAATGGATTGAGGACATTCAAGACTTTGAGATGTTTTTATTTGATGCGATGGATGCTGTTGGTCATGGTTACAGCTGCCAAGAAATCGAATGGCATCAAGTTGGCAACCTATGGCTACCGAAAAGCTTTGAGCACCAGCTTGCACGTAATTTCATGACGCCATACGACAAACCCAATGAGTTGCGCCTAAATGACGGTAGTCCAGAGGGTGCAGAGTTTTGGGACTTTGGGTGGTTCATTCATCGCCACAAAGCTAAATCAGGATACATTGCTCGATCTGGTTTACACCGAATTTTGTGCTGGCCGTTTATCTTTAAGAATTATGGCATCCGTGATGTGATGCAGTTCCTTGAAATTTATGGTTTACCTATACGCCTTGGTAAATATCCTTCAGGTGCAACCGATCAGGAAAAAATGACTTTGCTGCGCGCTGTTATGTCGATTGGGCGTAATGCTGGAGGGATTATTCCAAATGGTATGAGCCTCGACTTTGAGTCAGCTGCTGACGGTGATACTAAAAACCATATGTCACTTGTTGATTGGTGTGAAAAAACAGCTTCAAAAATTATTGTGGGTGGAACATTACTATCTCAGGCAGACGGTAAAACCAGTACCAATGCCCAATCAAATACACATGAAATCCAGTTTGAAAAGATTAAAAAGTCTGATGCTAAACAATTAGCAAGGTCATTAACGAATTATCTTATTAGCCCTTTGATGCGGCTGAACTATCCAAATGTTACGGCTGACCGTTATCCGAGCTTTTTCTTTGATACATCTGATACTGAAGATATGGAGGTATTTGGTAATTCTCTTGAAAAATTGGTACGTGTTGGCATGAGAATCCCTGTGTCATGGCCTCATGAAAGACTTGGTATTCCACAGCCTGCCGATGACAAAGAACCAATCCTAACAATTCAAAATGGGCCTGTGCCTAATTTGGCAATGAATACATATCAGCCTCAGTTATTGGGTGGCATTATTGCTGCCAATTCAGCGCAGCTCCCTATTGAAGAGCAAGCCCTGCAACTGTTGCTGAAGGATCAGACCAATATTGCACAAGACACGGTTGAGTCGTGGACCAAGCAGCTCTTGGCAAAAATTCAGTCAGGCAATGAAGAAGAGATACTTGCGCTTTTACAGGATGCATATCCAGCTGATGACGAACCAGCATTACAGGAAAAACTCACACGCTTGATATTTGCAAGTGAAGTGTTAGGTCGTCTGAGTGTTCAAGCGGAGCAAACCTAATGCCTACAGCACAACGGCCTGAGCTAAATGCTCTGTTTACTTTGCCACCTGAAGATGCAATTTCTTATTTGGAAAAGAAAGGCTTCAAGATCGGCTGGGATTGGCATGAAACACTGGATAATGCACACAGCAAAGCATTTACCGTGGCAAAAGTTGCACGTATGGATCTGCTTCAAGATATCCGCCAATCATTAATTACAGCGATGCAGCAAGGCCAGTCGCTTGAACAGTGGAAAGCTAGTATTACACCTACGCTTCAAGATAAAGGTTGGTGGGGAAAGAAAATAGTTGTGAATCCCGAAGGCCGTGAACAGGAAGTACAGCTTGGCAGCCCACGTCGATTGCGAACAATTTACGATACAAACATGCAGTCTGCTTTTGCAGCTGGCCGTTATAAAGCCATGCTTGCAGGTGCTGAAACTCGTCCATATTGGGAATGGCGTCATATCTCAATTAATAACCCACGCAAGCAACATGTGGCCTTGAACGGAAAGATTTTTAGTTATGATGATCCATTTTGGTCGGTAGCCTATCCACCGTCAGAATGGGGTTGCAAATGCCGTATTATTGCCCGATCCAGACGTGAGGTTGAAGGCAAAGAAATATTAACTGGCAAAGGTCATGCCCGAACAATTAATGAAAAAGTTGGTACAGATCGTAATACTGGCATGAATGTTGTTGCCAAGCGGACTCAATTTAATATTCCAACTAAAGACGGCACGCTGACGTTTGCTCCAGCAGCTGGCTTCAATGGATCACCAGCTACCAGTTACTTGCTTGATAATGTAATGGTACAACGGGCAACCGATTTAATGGGTTCGTACAAAGGTTTAAAACAAACTCAGGAATTATTGAATACACCAACACGGGCTAAAATCCACGAAAAGTTTATTCAGAATGCCTTGCGTCTGGCCGAGCCTAGAAATGAGACCAGTACCATTGGCTCCCTTCAGGATGTTGCCGTGAAATCACTCTTCAGCAGAGGCGTACCGCTTGAATCACCAATTTTATTTTTAAGTGATGCAATTATTGTTAATAAAGAATATTCAGGTATAGCGGTTAGCCGATTGATGGCCTTGCCTCAATTGCTTACTGAAGCCAAGCAAGTATTTTGGGATCCCAAAAGCGAGCTATTGTTTTATGTGCTTGAAAAAGATGTTGTTCAGTTCTCAATGAGCGAAACAACACGCACTTTTGGTGTGTCTCAGATTGTGCGTAAAAAAGACTGGCAATCTGATGGTTTGGAGTTGATTCAATGACGATAGAACTGGGCAATAGAGAGCTAAGGACTCGGCTCACTCGCGTTGCTGAAGCAATGCTTGATACATCACCTTTAGGACATTCAATTGCCAATAGCTTTTTGACTGTTACCGAAGACAACTTTGACTCCGAAGGTCGGCCTGCATGGGCTGGTTTAAGTCCAGTGACTTTGGCCCGTCGCAAGTCAGGGAAAATGCTTTTTCAATCAGGTCAATTGCGACGCAGCATTACAACACGTGTGTCAGATAATGAAGTCGAGATTGGGACTAATGATCCTAAAGCTCCAACACAACATTTTGGTGCGAAGCAAGGTCAATATGGCAAGTCTTCTAGAAATGGGCCACTTCCTTGGGGAGATATTCCTGCAAGACCATTTTTACCAATGGATGAGCAAGGCAATTTACAACATGAGGCAGAGCTTGCCATATTTGATGATGTAGACCATTACTGGCATCAATTATTTAATTTCTAAAACTGGGCGGAAGTGTTTCCGCCTGATCTTTTTTCTCCCCTCATTCTAATCTCATAACATCTTTTAAAAAGTTGATGTTATGACCGATTCAGTTCTTGTAGCTCAATGCTCATTTGATTTAACAGTACCGTCCGATCAAGCGGAATATTTGGTATTGGTTCCTGAAGGTGTTTTCCAAGGCCGTGATGGACGTCCTACCGATGCACCTCATTGGGTTCTTACACCAGAACGAGGTCGTGAAATCGTTGCTGCATTGAATCAACACAAGGTTGATATGGTTATCGATTACGAACACGCCACATTAAAAAGCCAGAGTACAGGTGAACCTGCACCAGCTGCTGGCTGGTTGAAGTCTGCAAACTTCAGGTATATCGATGGAGTTGGAATATGTAGCATTAAATTTGAATGGCTAGATAAAGCAAAAGCGTATATCGAGTCGGAAGAATATAAATATTTATCGCCTGTTTTTTTCTACAACAAACAAGGCGAAATCCTAGCATTAATCAATGTCGCTTTAACAAACAACCCTGCATTAGATCAGTTGCCCGAAGCCAAGCTTGCTGCGGCAGCTCAGCAATTTTTTGCCCAAAACAATGATGAGGATTCAACAATGAATGAGTTTCTAAAGCTCATGCTTAAAAAACTGGGGCTGGCTGAAACCGCTTCAGAACAAGAAGTGTTGGCAGCTGCCAATAGTGTTTTCACCAAATTTGATGGAGCATTTGGTACTTCAACTGCTAATGATCAGACCTTATTGGCTGCTATTGATAAAGCCATTGAAGTCAAGGCGGCAGCAAACAGTCAAGCTGTTGTTGACCCAACCAAGTTTGTACCAATTGCGTTATACCAAGAAGTTGTTGCGAAAGCTGGTAATGCTGAAGCAGCTCAAAAAACTAAAGATATGGATGACCTTATCGTTGCAGCTTGTAGTGATGGACGTTTAACAGGTGATGTCGCCATTAATTACTACAAAGAGCTGGCAAAAACTCATCCTGATGTTGCTAAAGCACAGATCGAAGCTTTGCCAAAAATTGCAGCTTTAACTCAAAAGCAAACCACTACTCACCAACATAATCAGCCTAACCAACAGCAGGTTTCTGCTGAGACTTTGGCTGTCGGTAATTTGATGGGTGTTGACTGGAACGAGGCTAAATAATCATGGGCAGTATTTTAACTCAAGAAGAACGTCAAACCATGCGTCGTGAAGTCGGTTTGATTCCTGTGCCTGTAAAAGCTGGTGCATCGGTGGTGGCTGGATTTATTGCTGTTGTTGATGCAACAGGTCATGCGGTAACTGCAACAGCTGCAACAGGTTTGACTTATTTAGGTCGCTATGAAGATAGCGTTGATAACACTGATGGCGGCAATGGTGACGTATACGTTTTAGTACGTACTCATGATGCCTTCTTGTTTGCTAACAGTGCTACTGATCCAGTGACTCAAGCATCGTTTGGTAAGCCTTGCTATATCGAAAATAACGAAACGGTTGCTGAAACAGATGCTGGTGGAACCTTGTCAGCAGCTGGTCGTGTAGTGGGTATTGATGAAAATGGAGTGTGGATCGAATGAATGTTAATGGCGCGAATTTAAATGCGATTTTCTTAAATCTTAATAAGGTTTTCAACCAGACATTTAATGATGTTCCTGTTGAATATACTGATATCGCAATGGTAATCCCTAGTAGCGGTGCTTATATGGATTACCGTTGGTTGTCTAATTTCCCTCAAATGAAGGAATGGATTGGAAAAAAATACATCAGCAAACTTGCCGAGTATAACTATGTTGTTCGCAACAAAGATTATGCTGCAACGATTGAAGTGCGTCGTAACGATATTGAAGATGACCAAATTGGTATCTACAAACCACAAGCTGAATCGGCTGCATGGTCAGCAAAACAACATCCAGATGAGTTGGTATTTGAAGCTGCCAATGCTGTATTTGATGCCAAATGTTATGACGGTCAGCCGATGGTTTCTACTAATCATAAAGTTGGCAAATTAACTGTTAGTAACAAAGGTACTAAGAAGCTTTCTATTGCTTCACTTGCAGCAGCTCAAGCGTCTTTTGGTGCAGCGCGTACAGCAATGCGTAAGTTTAAAGATGAATCTGGTCGTCCTTTAAATATCACACCAAATGTACTGCTAGTTCCTCCAGCACTTGAAGATATTGCAAATGCCTTAATGACAAATGCGGTATTGGAAGATAATAAGCCAAATCCTTACAAAGGTACTGCAAAGGTCAAAGTGTCTGCACGTTTGACGAATGACAATGCTTGGTTCCTTCTTGATACAACCAAACCTGTCAAACCATTCATCTACCAAGTACGTAAAAAACCAGTGTTTGTTTCACAAACTAATATGGACTCTCCATCTGTATTTATGGAAGGTGTTTTCCTGTTTGGTGCTGAAGCACGTGGTAATGGTGGTTATGGTTTCTGGCAAACCATTTACGGCTCTACTGGTACGGAGGCGTAAGCCATGTATGCAACGGCAGACGCGATGATTGCAAAGTTTGGTGAGCGTGAACTTATTCAGCTCACTGATAATGAAGCTCCATATTTGGAAGTCATTAACTATGACAAGCTAAATAAGGCTTTACATCATGCTAACTCTCAAATTGAGGGCTATCTAGTTGGTCGCTATAAGCTGCCGTTGCAAACAGTACCGCCATTTTTAGAATCCATCGCATGTGACATGGCTCGCTACCATGCCTGCACTGGAGCGTTTTCTGAAAATGATCCAATTCGTACACGTTACGACGATGCGATTAAAACATTAAAGGAAATCGCAAAAGGCACAGTCAGTCTTGGTAATGCTCCAGCTGGTGAGTCTGAGCCAGTGAAAACGTCCTCAAATAATGTGATGTTTCAGGTCGGGCGAAATGATTTCGGAGGTCGTGGATGGTAAATCTTGACCTTGGTATTGTTGTGCAAGGCATGAAAGATGTCATGGCAAAACAGATTGAAACGAAAGCATGGCCGTGGATACGTGAAATCAAAACCTATGGTGGCGAATTTGATGATGAAACTTTAGCTTTTATCGATACATTTCCTGCTATATGGGTGACTTTTAAAAGTTCAGGTGCACCTCGCAAAATTAGTGAGAACAAAACTGTTTATCCCATTAATTTAGTTGTTTTAGTTGGCGCAAGATCAGTACGTAATGAAGAAGCTCAACGCTTAGGCGGTGGCCGCGATATCGGAACTTTTAAGATGTTGAGTCTCGTTCATAACTTGCTCATTGGAAATGATTTATCAAGTGTCAATGTGAAAGGTTTAGCGCCATTAGAGCTAGGCCATACCAGGACAATTTTTAATACAACAACACGCAGACAGTCTGTCAGCGTGCTCTCACAAGAATTCAATACCCAATACACCATCACGGCTTCTGACAGAGACCGTGAAGAAGCTGAGACTGTTGACGATCTGCTGGGTGTTCAAGTCGATTATTACTTCCAACCGAACGACGGCATTGTTGATGCCTCGGATCGTGTTGAGTTTCAGGAAAATTAAGCTATGTCTATTTCTGCAAATATTAAAGTTCCAGACGTATACACCAGCGTCAATATCAATACTCAGCGTACAGGTTTACCCCTAAACGATCAGCGAGTTTTATTTGTGACGCTGGATGTTTTGTCAGAGCAATTTACGCCAGTCGACGTTTATGACAAAGCTGATGCTGATACCAAGTTTGGTGCTAACTCACAAGCTGGGCGAATGATTACAGCTGCTGTCAAAACTAATCGTACTGTTAGTGTGCAAGCTGTAGCGCTTGCAGTTGAAGGCGTTCAAACACAAGCAGCTCTTCAAACTGAAAGCGGTTCTGCACTTCAGACTGAAGGTGGCGCTTTGATTGAACCGGAGTAAAGTATGGCTCAACAAACAATCATTATTGAAGTACCCGGCACTCCGATTAGTGAGCTTGAACAAACTTCAAGTGTTTCCCTCGTTGATGTATTGCCAGTGGTTCAAGATGGAGAAACAAAGAAAGTTCCATTAGAGCAAGTATCTGATCTTGTTAAGGCTGGATTGGGTTCTGCTGCATTAAAAAATGAGGAAGATTTTGCAACACCAGATACTGTTTTATCAGTAGCACAAGCGAGTCAGTTGCGTGATGATGCACAGAATGAACGTATTGATGAGGTTGAGTTTAAAACGACTCTAGCTCAGAGTGGTTTTGAAGCTTCATTTAATAGTTATGCAGAAATGCTTGCTTATACACCTTCAAAGCGTAATGTTTCTGTCCGTGTGAATGCTGATCAAGATTCAACAAAAGTTGGTACATATACATGGACTGGTACGGAGTATAAAAAAGGTACTGATTTACTAGCAGTTGCAAATCAAAATGCAATTGAATTAGTTGAATCAAAAAAAGATGCAGCTGATGGATTCGTAACTACTCTATCTTTTAATCTGGGTAAAGGTTTACCTCAAGATGTGACCAATTCCGTCGAAAAAATCAATGGGCTTGTTTATAACTATAATGGCTCTGTTGAAAGTACAACGGCAACAGCTTGGGATGCTTTCTTTATTCCAGTTAAAGCTGGTGATGTGGTTGACGTTTCGGGTTGGTACGGCTCGGGCGGTACGGAGCTACAGGGTTTACTACTACAGTTTGATGAAAATAAGACTTTCATTGGTTCTTTATTTAATTTGGCATCTGTCGGTACTGTTAAACCATATACCCGTATTGCAACTGCAACTCACGATGGCTTTATTTATATGCGTCATCGCAAAGATGCTGGCCCTGCAAAAATCCTTTTAACTGCTCAATCAAATGGTTATGCAGTTAAAGAAGATATTGATGCTCTATTATTGAATAATGAACAGGATGTTACTCATAAATACAGACCAGCTGGTTATTTCGTAATAAATCCCGATCATTCTATTGCTTATTCAAACAACTGGCTTGCATTCTATATCCCTGTTAAAGCAGGTGATGTAGTGCGATTGACTGGGAAGCTTGGGAATGCAACATCAACTGATCCTGTGCCGCATCTGGGTCAAACTGATGCTAATAAGAGTCTTGTTGATTTCGTGGGGTGGTCAGAAAATCGAACCAGATATACAGGAACTGTGGTTGGTACTGCAACACAAGATGGTTTCATGTATGTACGTGTTTTTTATACCATCGGTGTTGATGACTATAAAATTGAACTATTACCCAAAAATCGTCAACTCAATAACAAAAGCTTTAAGCGTTTTGCTACAGCTGAAGAAGTTCGTGAATTACGTGACGCACTGAATGCGACTGGTAAATTAAATATTATCGATGAATGTTTTATCTTTCCCGATCGCATTATGAAACCTGATGGACAAGTTCTTACTGCCTCATCTTATGGGATTGTATATGCTGCATTTGCTCCAGTTAAAGCTGGGGATGTAATTCAATTAAATGCACGTATGGGGTCAGGATCTGCTGAAACAATTGCGTATATTAACCAGCTAGATGAAAATTTAAATTTCATTTCAAATTTAAATTCATACGTATCAACTGGGTCAAATGTCATCGTTGCTGGTGAGGCTGTTGTAACAGCTACTCATGATGGCTTTCTATATCTTCGAATTGACTTGCGAAGTCCGTATGCAATTTATCGATTAACTGATGCTAAGAGCCAAGTTGTTGATACAAGCTCTTCAGTAGTTACTACAGCGATTCTTGAGAAATTGCCTGTACGCGCCGACAATCGCAATGGTTATAACTTTGCACCATTCTCACAAAACACAATCATTTCTCAAGATAATAAGCAGTATGTGATTGTTGTAGATGAAAATCGTGATCCGATTATTCTACAACGTAATGTGGGTGATTTAAGCTGGAATACATTTAATTTAGGTACATTGGAAGGAAATCCGTTTGCTGTACCCAATGCGTTAGATGGGCATAATAACTATGCTGTAACTGTGACAAAAGATGGCTACATCATCGTCACAGGCAATCACCATGGTCATCCGTGCCGTGCCACAATCACGACCAATCCACATGATATTTCCGCATGGCGTCAAATTAAATATACGCTTTCAAATGCTGTCACTTATCCGCGGTTTGTGCGTTATCACGATGGAACGACCTTGGCCTTTTGGCGTGAAGGTGCTAGTGGTAATGGTGCTTATTATACTTGTACATTCAATGATACAACGCTTGAATTCAATGAAAAGAAACTGATCATTGATGCAACAAACTCAAATCCGTATGAGCAATTTATTGGTATCGGACTAGATGGCTCATTGCACTTGTGTTGGGGATATCGTCAGTTGTCGAGTTCTGCAAATACAAATTACGGCATGTTCTATGCGAAAAGCATGGATATGGGTGAAACATGGACATCTGCTGACGGTACAAAAACTTTTCCTGTTCCTCTCACCGAAACGAATAGCGAGAAAATTTTTAATGCTCCTCAAAATTCAGGTTACGTAAATCAGAATGGCGGGTGTTGTGATTTAAACAGCTATTATCACACTGTCATTTTTCAGTATGACGCGAACAATAAGACACAAATTGTACACATCTGGTTTAACGGGACTGTGTGGGACAGTGAAATTGTCAGTGATTTTGATTTTTACTATGACTTATCTGGTCCAGTTACAACTAACGAAATCAGCAGACCTTTGATCGGTTGTTCGGTGTCAGGAAAGATTTTTGTTGTTTATCACACGTCTAATATGAACCGTGAGAACGATATTCGAATTATTGATGTCACAACAAAGAATCGTCCGAAAGATTCATGTCTTGCAAAATTTAATACGTATTTGCTGGAGCTTACGTTTAATCCAGACTACATGCTGTTAGATAATGAGTTAGTCATGCTTGCATCAAAAGGCACAGGTGGTAGTAGTGCAGATGCTTTTGCTAACCAACCAATGTATTTACTTACAGCGCCATTACCTTAAGGATCACATCATGACTCTCCAAAACACCCTCGATACTATTGCGCCACTCGGCCACACCATCATTGCAGTATCAGCTCCGCCAGCTGCTGGAACTGATACGGCTGCATGGATTGATCACTTAACATCTGTAAGTGATGCTATCAACCAAAAGCCAGCAATTTTGGTGGTTCCATTTACTGACATCGTTGCCGCTGAAACCTTTGCAGACCAAGCTCCTGTGAAGACTTGCTACCGTGTGGTAGTAGTTTGCTATCACGGTGCAACAGGTCAAGAACCTGAACTTGCAGCAGCAATGGCCGCAGCTTTGGCAGACTCAAACGATCCAGCTTTACCATTCAATGGTGTAAACCTTGAAGGTGTTAAACCTGTTTCAGATGAGTACAAGCTGAAGTTTGAACGTATCAATGCTGCCTTAAACAAAGGTGTTTGCATGATCGAAACTGGTGCGGATGGCAAGCCTGAAATTGTTCGCGCAATTTCTACATTCCGTATTAATCCAGATTCAGGTGATGCAGATGACATCATGCTAGATATTAATGGCGCGTTGGTTATCGATTACACACGTAAAGTTATTCGCACGGCTTTGCGAAAAGAACGTCGCCGCAAAAATACAGCAGCAGCTCGACGTAATGTTCGCTCGGTTATGTTGGCTGAACTTCTGAAACTTGATCGTGCTGAAATCCTTGAAAATGTTGAAGCTACGAAGGATCAATTAACTGTAGTTCAAAACGAAAACAACAAAACTTGGGCTATTGGCAAAATCCCTGCTCATTGGGTGCGTGGCATGCATGTAGTAGATGCACAACTCGATGTCTATTAATCAACTCTCTTTTAAAAGGTCGCAATTGCGGCCTTTTTTATTGGGCGGAAGTATTTCCGCCTGATCTTATTTAAATAGTTATTTGACAATGGGCCATCGTTTAAAAAGAGAGACAAACAATGTCTGAAGAAGCAGTTGGCTCAATTGTAATGAGCTTCAATGGGCTTGATTATGACGTTTCACGGCTTGGTACAAGTATTACGACTGGGAATCGCCCAATTCCTACGATGAATCGTCAACAGCGTGTCAAGTATAAATCACGTGGTATTACGACTTATGAACTTACAGCAACTGTTGTTATTCCAGATGGAAAAGACACAGTTCAATGGCTTCAAGTAGATGATGCCCGAATTTCAATCGAATCCCCTTCAGGGAATTATCGTGAAACTTTCATTGACTGTAATGTCACATCTGTTGGGGCCACTTATGACATGAATGGCGAAACAGTCCGTGAGCTTCAGTTGTTCTGCTTAGACTATATTGACGAAACATTGTAGGTAAAAAATGGAAAAAGTATTTCTTGAAGATGATTTGCCTGTTGCGATTGAAATAAATCGCAATAAGAAAAAAATTAAGTGCACCAAGTTTGTTATTTCAGATTTGACGGCACTTGAATATGTTGAAGCTCAGTCGAAAATCTCTGGACTGCAATATGTATCTATTTCTGATGTTGTTGCGATGGTTAAGTTGATTGATTCAAATGGTATTCAATATGAACCTACCTATGATGAAATTGCTCAAACCACACAATTCAATTTGACCCATTTCTTTAATAAAAAGGCTGAACTTGAGGCAAAGGTGAAAGCCGCGAATTAATTGGACGTGTCCATTTAATTAAAGCTTTGATGGCTATGGGTATTCCTTATGTAGAGGCAATTAATTTGCCTCTACATATTGCATTAGCTTTTCTTGGCAATATGCGGCCTTCATCCCCTCAAGTATCAAATAAGGAGCCTGAAGTACCCCCTCAAACCTCAGCAAAAACGCATGCAAAAACTTATGTCTCAACAGTGCGAAAACACTCTAAGAAGTCACAGGATTAAGTTATGAGCGGAAGCAATTCAACTGTTTCACTTACATTGCAGATTAAAGGCCAGCAAGCTTTTCAGGAAATGAATCGCTTCAATAATCAGCAAATCCGTGCCAATACTACAATTAATACACAGTGGACTCAGATAAGTTCTGCTCAAGCAAGATTTGTGAATGGTGTAAAAGCTGGTACACAAGCAACTATGAATACGGCTCGTGTAGGTGATCAGTTATTGCGTACCAACCGTATGCTTGAGGGGGTTTTAAGACAGCAGTCTATTCAGACCAGAATTCAAAGCCAGCTTTATAAGCAACAAGTCGGCTCAATGCAGCAAGTAGCAAACTGGGCAAGACAGGTTGAACAATCAAGCAAGCGTACCCACCAGTCAACGCAACAAACTATGTCATTGTGGCAGAAAGGTACTGCTGTTGCTGGTGGTGCAATGGCTGGTGGCATGTACTTCTCTAATGCTCTACAGAAGCCACGTGATTATGACCAACAATTAACCTACATCGCAGCAACTGCTACAGGTGGTCAAGGTATGACACCAGAGGCGCGTCTGGCAGCGCGTGGTCAGTTAAATGAATATATTAAGGCGGCAGTTCGTGGTGGTGGCGGTACACGTGAAGACGCTGCTGAAGCTGCAAATGCATTAATCGCTTCAGGTAAATATGAGCTTAATAATGTTGCTCCAGCATTGAATATGGCTGTAAAAACAGCATTTGCAACCAATGCTGCTGCCACTGATGCTGCTGCTCTAACAGTTCGGATGCAAGACTTTGGTGTTAATGATTTGCAGCGTGGCCATGATATCGCTATGCGGGGCGGTCAATTGGGAAGCTTTGAATATAAAGACATGTCGAAATGGCTGGCACAACAAATGGCTGCAGCACGTGTTGTTGGTTATAGCGGAGAAAAAGGTTTAGTTGAACTGGTTGCAATGAACCAAGTTGCCATGAAAACAGCTGGTACTGCTGATGAGGCTGGTAATAATGTAGTCAATTTGCTCGCAAAACTATCAAGTCGTGAATTTAGTAAATCTATTAGTGATGCAGTTGTTGCACAGTCTGGCGATCCTACAAAATCTGATGGTAAGAAAAAACCCAAACAGGTCTTTGATTGGGGGGCTTATTCAGTTCAACAACGTGAGCAAGGCGTCTATGGTGTTGAAGCATTTGTAAAATTATTGGAGAGACAGCTTGCTGGTAATGCCCAGTATACAAAGCTTCAGAAACAAGCAATGTCTTCAAACCCAGCATCAAGTAAAGCTGCGTTGGAGGACATGAGTAATATTGCCATGGGTTCAGAAATTGGTGAGATTATCGCGGATCGTCAGGCCCTAATGGCTGCTTTAAGCGTGGTTTATAACAAAGACACCCTAAACAATTTAAGAAAGCAACTCCCTAACGCAGCGGGTACAGTAGCAGTTGATTCAGCAATGATTCGTGAAGCTCCTTGGGCAAAAGATATAGCATTTGAGCAAGAAAAATTATTTGCTCAATCCAAGGCATACGATGCTGTTTCAGGATCATTGGGTGATTTAAAAGAGACTTTATCAAAAACGGCAGCAGAGAATGAAAATTTGGCTGGTGTTACCTATGGTGCAGCTGTAGCGGTTGGTGGTCTGGCTTTAGCAGCTGGTGCAGCAGCTTTTACACTTCGTACAATGGGTGGTGGTAAAGTTCCAGATCTACCCGCTGGTACAAGAGGTGGTTTAGCTTCTAAAGCGACAAACGCAGCAAAAACCGCAGGTCTTGTTGGTGCTGCTTACACTGGCTTTGAGTTATTTAAACCTATTGATGATGCTGGATATAAGACTGTCAGCGACCTACTTGCAAAGATCGGTATTGGCTCAGGTGGTGAGCGTCCAGACTTTGTGCAGCAAGCCATTGAGCAAAGTAAAGCCCAACAAGCTTCAGCTGAAGAAAAAAGCAGTCAATTAATTGCCGAGCAACAAAAGCAAAATCAATTGAGTCAAGAAATGATTAATAGGATTAACGCATTAATCAATGTCACTGGTCAAAATAAGCCTATGGTATTTAATGGCGGTGGTTCACTTCTTGATGCCATTTCCCACAATGCAGCAACTCAAGAAGCAAGACATGGTGCTCCGCCATTCTATCTTCAGAAAAAATAAGCGGAAGCGTTTCCGCCTTATATCAAGGCCAGACATTTCACAGAATAGCCTCACAATAGTGAGGTTTTTTTATGGGCTGGGATACTGATCTTCAAGACGCAAGCTTTCGTGGTGTTCATTTTGAATGCACGTCTGTGGACGATGGTATGTCTAAAACGCTTGCAATCAAACAAGCTCCATATTCAAACAATGCATCAATTGAAGATATGGGTAACGAACCACTTCGATATTCAATTAATGCTATTTATTCTGGAACTGACTATAAGCAATCGATGGATGCGTTAATTGCTGCACTGAGGACGACTGGTGCTGGTGAATTAATTCATCCGATTCACGGCATTATGAATGTGTATGTGAACACATACCGTTTTCAATATGATGCGAATAATGTCGATTTCTGTGCTATTGCGATTGAATTTGTTGAAGGTGAACCTAAAGAAACACCTTTATTTATTCCTGTTTCTACCCCTACAACTATTGCTCCAAGCAAGATTATTAATACACCGACCAGCGCGCTAGAAAAGGCACTAGATAAGCTTAAACTCTCTGATAACAACAAACTGTTTGAAACAGTCAATCGCATCCGCAATGGCCTAGAAACTGCCCGTAAATACATGGGTATTGTCAAAGAAGGCATTGAGGATATTTTATCGCCCAATGATTGGGCTGTTGGATTGGTGGATGACATCACCAAACTAGTCACTTTCGACACCAATATTTCTGCTATTTCTCAGTGGCGCGATGTCATTAACCGTGTGAACCGTTTTGAAAAACTTTTTCAGGATGACGAATCTCCAGAGTTACAACAGACATGGCGTGCAACCTATATCGCCAGCAATATTGCTGTTGCTCAACAAGTTGTAAGCACTACACGTAAAGAAATGGCTGAAAACACCACAATAAGCTTCAATCCGATGGAGCTTGCAGTAGTCCGCCAAAGTGTCCGTAAAGCATTACAACAGGCTATTAATGAAGAGCGTGAAGGTTCTTCATTTGAAAATATTGCTCAGATTCAGGTTTATAAAGAAGCTGCTGACCAAATACATCTTCAGATTCAAGAGTTAATAGAAACACGTCCACCGATTACGAAAGTACGTGTACCAGTACCATGCACATTGCATTGGCTTGCTCATTATTTATATCAGGACATGAGCCGTGCAGATGAAATCTTGCGTCTAAATCAGGATTTGATGAATCCAGCTGTCCTTCAGGTAGGTATGGAGGTCACTGTTTATGCGAGATAACCAAGGCAATGAAATCAAGCTGGTGATTGGTGGATACGAGATTTCAGGCTGGAATAATGCTGTTGTAGACAATCAGATCGATACTCCAGCTGAGAATTGGAGCCTGAATCTTTTTCATAAAAACGGTCAGCCATTACCTGAAGGTATTTCAGGTGGTAGTCATGTTCAGCTTTATTTTGCGAATCAATTAATTCTCACATCAATTGCAGACCGAGTGCAGGAAGGAATTAACCGTGACGGTTACGGCCTTGAGATATCTGGCCGTGATCTTGTAGGCCAATTAATTAATTGCTCTGTGCCTATCTTTAATGGCCGTCAAATTACTCTTGAAGAGCTTATTGGCCGCTTTATTTTAAATGGTGACCTTGGTTCACTCTTCCACGACGTTTCTATTCAAAATAATTCTTGGCTGAAGAACAAAGTATCAATAGAGCCTTCCGAGTCATTGTGGGATGCGCTTATTAAAGCTGCACAGGTCACAGGCCAACACGTATGGTTAGAGCCAGACGGCAAGTTGGTGGTTGGCGATCCATTCGCAAATCCTTATTACGTTAAAACATCTTTAAAACTGATTAAGCCTTTAAACAACGATAACAACGTTTTAAGCCTGCAATACACCAACGACGTTTCTAATGTTTTTGGTGAAATCAAGGTGCTTAGTCAGGATGGTAACGGTCAGCACATTCTTTCAGAAACCACTGCAAAAACTCAGTACAGCTTTAATCGCCTGAAAATCGTCACTTTGAGTGATGTTGAGACCCAAGCTGAAGCTGATGCAGCCTTAGAAAAAATTAAAAAAGACAATGATTTTGAAGCTAATACTTTGATTGCTGTTGTTCCAGACTGGCAGGTCGATGGAAAGCTTTGGGCTACTGGTTGGTATGTAAACATTGAAACCAATGCTTTAAGCCGCGCTACAGCAAAATGGGCTGTGGTGGGCTGTACTTTTAATTTATCGCGTCAAGAAGGCAAAACTACAAAGCTGCTATTAAAACGCCAAGGTGACTGGGCAAATCCTTTAATTTTAAAGGAGAAAAACAAATGATCCAGATGGTACAACGCCAAATTAACAAGGCTTTAGGCCAAATCAGACAGTCATTCCAAGGCATCGTTGCACGCGGTGGTTCAAAAGTACTTCAACTAACAGGATTACCAGAGGAAACCCTTCAGGAAATCGAATTATTTCAGCAAGTAGGCTTCAGCTCTTATATCCCAGAAGGCTCACGTGTTGTGGTGCTTCCTCTTCAGGGGAAAACTTCACGCTCAATTGTCATTGCAACTACAGGTGGCCCCGTAGTTATCAATGTTTCTGAAGGTGAAACCTGCATTTACGACCAATTCGGTCATTCAATCTGGCTCAAAAAAGACGGCATCAAAATGAAAGGAAATGTCGATGTAGATGGCTATATCAAAGCCACACAAGACATTTCAGATAAAAAAGGATCAATGCAAGAAATGCGTGATGCCTATAACCCTCATACACATGGCAATAGCCCACCACCATCAGAACCTATGGAGTAGTTATGGGAACTATTAATTTAGAAACGAAAGATTATGTACTACTCAGCCTTGATCAGGCTTTTAAGGATGATGTGGTACAGGCTGTTTGTCAGCGTTTAAATATACATCGTCGCAAATACTGGAAGGATAAAAATATTGGGAGCCGTTCTTATACGCTCCGTCGTTCAAAGGATGTGCCACGCATCGTGCAATTAGAACAACAATACACTGAAGAAGCTTTATCTGACCTTGTGCCAGATCGACTCGCTTCAGTTGTAGTAAGTGCTACTCAAACCGTCCAGAGCCAAGTTGATTTGCTTATTGAAGTAACCAAGCTCACTGGCGAAAAGCAGACAATTCCATATTTTGTGGCTGTAGGTGGTTGATATGGCATTTTCGACAAAAAATTTTTCTCAAATTCGTCAGGATATTGTTCAGGAAATCAGAAATAAGACTGGTTTAACAATTAATGATGACTCAGATGCTGCAATTCGTGCTGATGGTACTGCTTCAGTAGTTGAAGGTTTGTATCATCATCAAATCTATATTCAAAAACAGATGTTTGTTGCAACAGCTGATGAACCTTTCCTTTATTTACATGCTGTGCGTTTGGAGTGTCCACGTAATGGTGGCTCTAAAGCAACAGGACGTGTCAAAGCCAATTCAAACACGGCTGTAACTGTTCCAGCTGGTACAAAAATTACAGATGGCAAAGGTCGCTACTGGCTCACATTGTACAAAGAACAGCTAACTGCGAATAAAACTAGAGAAATTCAAGTCATTGCTGAACAGGCTGGCGTGAGCTGGAACTTTGACGGTCAACAATTGTTATGGGTTAGCCCTTTAGCTGGTGTTGCAGCTCAGGTTGACGTAATTGAAATGTCTGGTGGCGTGGACGTTGAGGATGTAGAAGCTTGGCGTCAAAGAATGCAAGCGAAGGAAGCCCTTGGCTTAATCCGTGACCGTGAAGCTGATCTAGAGCGAATTGTTAAAGATGTATCAGGTGTTGCAGATGTTTTTATTTTTCCAAAACGTCGGGGACTTGGTTCTTTAGACGTTGCGGTAACAGCAGCTGGTAATCCACCCAACTCACCAAGTAGTACTTTATTAGCTGCTGTTCAGGCTGCTTTAGAAGCATATTCAGGATTCTGGGGAGAAGTCAGAGCTTATGCGCCAACAAAAGAATATATAAACCTGAGTGTTCTGGTAACAGGTTCTGTTGGGCTGGATGTTGTTGAGCAAGTGGTTCGTGAATATGTCGGGCAATTAAAGCCAGCTGAACCTTTCTTAGTCACAACTCTAATCAGTCGTATTAAAGAATTAGTTGGTGTGGTCGATGTACAGATCACACCTAATACGAATCAAACACCTACAAATACCAACCTAATTACTGGCTGGCTTCGTATAGGTAATTTGGTGGTGGATTACGCATGACACTTGATCAAACTGTAGAGCTTTATGCTTCAGTACTTCGCCAATTACTGCCCGTTGGTGGTTATGACAATGCACAAGACACTGTTATTGCAATTGATATCAACGCTCATGCAAAGGTATTGGCTCAAGCTGACATGGATGCAAAGCGATTGCTTTCATTTATAGAAGGCATTCCAGTTGAACTATTAGATGAATATGAACAGTCTTTAGGTTTGCCATTCAAATGCACGGTCAATGGATCAAAAACCATAGAAGAAAGATTGCAGATTATTCAATGGGTTCAAAAGACTAAAAACGTGCTTAATCGGACTTATTTGGAAGAACTACTGGAGCTTTTTGGCGTTGAGTTGATTGATTTAGTACGTTACACACCAATTCAATGCACCGCACCGTGTACGTCTCCAGTCAACACTGAAAGCCTACGGTTTAAAGTCAAACTCATTTTAAAAGCGCCAATAAGAGCAGATATGGCCTGCATTATTGAAAACTATTTACCAGCCTATGTGCGATATGACATTGAGGAACAAGTATGAAACGAATTGATAGTGTAAATGCACGTCCAGACGTAAATGGAACTGGTAAGGCTGGCTTTCATGATAATTCCGATTTAAGTGGCCAAGATGCAACTTATCTCACTCCAGATTTTCTGAATACCATCCAAGAAGAATTGGCAAACTTACTTGAGCTTAGAGGTATTACTTTAGATCCAGAGAATCGTCGTCAGCTATTTAATGCATTGGCAGGCAAAGATGATTTAGATGCTGCGTTGGAAGTTATTCAGTCAATCATTGATAACGAGCGTAATGCACGTATTAAAGCCGATCAGGATCACTTAGATACGTTAAATCCCCATCCGCAATATGTAATGAGAAAGGATTTTCGACTTCTATATAGGACACTAACACCCGAGACCACTGTAAACCCAAAGATTTATACAGATGATCCGCAGAATTGGCAGATAAAACATACAGTAGAAAATATTAGTGCTCATATCATGCCGAATGGTGTTATTAAACAGACAATTAAAGTTCGTACTGTCTACGGTGACTATAACGCTCAAGTTTACTTACCTATAGGCTTATCTAATATTTTAAACGTCTCCGCACTTTATCAAGGCCAAAAAGAGAATAATGATGCTGAAGACGATTCAGCCATTCGTTTATTAGATATCTATAATGAGGTGGTTCCAGTTGAAGATGGCTTACAGGAATGTAGAACGGTCATCAATTTCCGTTTTGACTATGTCAGTGCTAACACCCCTGGTCAAAGAGAACGTTTTGCGTATTTAGAAATTACAGGTTTTGGGGCTTCAAATACTGATCTTGAGAACTTAAATAGCTACCCATATCCGTATTACAGCAATCAGAATGATTTAGATGGTCAAGTTGTTTATATAGATCAAAATCTTTCTAGTGTAAGCCTGCTGGAGCTATTCACACAGACTTATGGTGCACCAACAGCAGCAACGAGAGCTATTTTTGTTATTGCTTCAGGTGTGACATTGGTTGCGGTTACTTCAGGTAATTGGTTAGCTGGATCAAGCCGTCAAATCATTAACTATGGTCATATATATGGTACTGGTGGCTCTGGCGGCTATTATGATGACGATACAGCTATGGTCGGTGATGGTGGTACAGCAATCATTGCTCAAAATGCTAGTAGCTTTATTGATGTACGCAATTATGGCCTAATTGCAGGCGGTGGTGGCGGTGGCGCAGCTGGTACGTCAGAATATTCAATTGGTGATCAACAGTATTATGCTGTTGGTGCAGGCGGTGGTGGCGTTCCACTCGGCTCTGGCGGTAGCAATATTAACCAAACAGCACCTGAAGGTAAAACTCTCGTAAATCTTGCTGGCACAGCAGCAACATTGTCTGTAGTAGGTAATGGTGCTGATGGAACAGGCTTAGCAGCTGGTGATGGCGGAAACGTTGGTGAGAATGGTAAAGCTAGTGAAGCAACTCTTGGAAATGGTGTTGCTGGTTTAGCTGGGTTTATTTACCAAGGTAATGTTACGATCACAAACATTGGTGGTGGACTAGTGAAAGGCAGAACACCTTCTAATTGA